ACCAATACCACTTGCATAGTTAGCAGCAGATGCACCACCAGATGTTTGATTTGAACCAGATGTTGTACTTCCACTTGAAATATTTGCATGTCCTATATAACTAGAACCTCCTCCGCCACCTGCTCCACTACCATTGTTGTTACCAAAGGCGTTACCATCACCGCCGCCACCGCCATAGTAGCCACCGCCACCACCGCCGCCACCTTGCGAACCGCCAGGTTCATGTCCACCTTGACCACCACCACCATAAGCGGCAGGTGTATAACTATTTCCTCCTCCTGCATCTCCACCACCATTACCACCTTGTAATGCTGAACCTGATGTTGGTAAAATTCCAGATTGTGAACTATAACTTATATTTCCTTTATCACCACCTGCTGATTGTGTACCACCTCTACCGTGGTTATTGTTTGATGAATCTTCTCTACCATCTGTACCAGTAAGACCTCCACCTTCACCACCCATGTTTCCATCGCCTGCACCACCGCCACCACCTGCGATTAATCTTGCGTTTGATTGACTAACAGACGTTAAAAATATACCAGAATATCCACCGCCAGAACCGCCAGAACCGCCATGAGCGCCCATTGGCCCGCCTTGACCAACAACAATTTTCATAACATCGCCTGCTGAAACTGTTAATATTCCAGTTGCATATCCACCTGCCGCACCATATTGACCAGAATTACTACTATCTGAACCACCACCTGCTCCCCATGCTTGAATTGTAGCTGCTGTTACGCCAGATGGAACTGTCCATGTTTGGTCTGAACCAGTATAAGTAAATGCTTGTATTGTTGCATCTCTAATAACTATACTAAATTGTCTATCAGCAGTCTTACCTCCTGCTGTTGCTCTTAAAGTAAATGTTGAAGTTGTGTCAGAACTCACTCCTGTTGGTGTGCCTGTGATTGCACCAGTAGAAGAATTTAAACTTGTACCTGCAGGTAAAGAACCACTTTGAACAGCATAAGTAACTGTATCCCCATCTGCATCTGTTGCTGAAACTGTGACTGAAACATCTGTTAAATCATTTCCACTATAAATTGTTCCTGAAGCCGTTGACCATGTAGGTGAATTATCTACATTAATTTGTGAAGCTAATGTTGCTGCTAAACCAGATGTATTAGTAACCTTTACACCATAAGGTTCTTGTGCATTTAAGAAACTAGCTTTAGGTGCAACTGCTGTAATTTGAGTAGCACTATCTACTGTTACAGTTGATGCGTTAAAATTTGTTCCACTTGCACCTACAAAAGTAACTGTAGCACCAGAATTAAAACTAGAACCAGTAATGACTATTGTTTGATTACCACCACCTGCACTATCAACTTCGGTGTCATCAATACTTGAAATCGTTGGTGGGCTATCAATACTTTTAAAAGCAGTGCCAGTATAATATTCAGCTAATCCAATTGTAGAATTAAATCTAATTTGACCTTGAGTAGAACCACGTTGACCTGTTGTACCTAAAGCAATTTTAGTACCTTCAGTACCAGTATCGGTAATGTTTTCAAATGAAATATCAAGATCAGAATTTGCTATTTTCCCATTTGATTGTATTAATGCTGCTATATCTCTTGCTTTAGTCATATTTAATCTCCTCCTCCTTCAGATGGTGGAGTATAAGCTACCCATCCTGTTGTGTTGTCTGCTTGATAAGCGCTTTCATTCCAAGTATGAAGACCATCTGGTTTTGTTAAAGGTGCTTCCCATAAATAAGTTGTATTGTTTAATGTCCAACTGTTAAAAGGTTTTGGTTCATAAAATCCTGTACCGTCATAATGAAAACCTACACCTGCAAAATTTTTTCTTAATGGTGTGCCACCTAATTTATGTTGATTACCAAAAGTATTATATGATGTTTGTACCCATTCGCCTGCACTATCATCAACAAATGTGTCAAAAAAATCTTCTTCAGCTACAATAACTTTTATTACTTTTCCATCTAAAACTTTTGCATAATGTGCCATATTTTTATCCTATAACTGATACCTTATTACTACAATACCTGAGCCGCCGCTAGCTGCTATTGAACTTCCACTAAGACCGCCGCCTCCGCCTCCACCACCTGTGTTGGCTGAACCTGCTACACCTGTTGTAGTTGGTGAATTATAATTACCACCATTTCCTCCGCCACCAGAGCCGCCTGTTCCTTTATTGTATGAACCACCGCCGCCACCGCCTGCGTATGTTACTGATGAACCTGTAATTGATGATGCAGTTCCTGCGCCACCGTTACCTGCAGTAACGTAAGAAGGGCCTGCGCCACCTACAGCACCTGCACCGCCACCACCACCAGATCTAGCTGAATCTGCTCCTGCTCCACCATTATTTCCTTGACCTGATGTTCCTGAACCTGCTCCTGAACCTGATGGGCCTGAACCACCCCCACCACCAGAGCCGCCGCTTCCACCTGATGTATTACTACCTCCGCCAGAGCCGCCGCCATTTGATGTAATTCCAAGGGCAGAACTATTAGAACCTGTAGAACCGTTACTTGGGTTACTCGTACCACCCGAACCGCCCGCTCCAACAGTAATAGTATTAGAACCTGCACTTACTGAACTAACAGTACCTGTTCTCATACCTCCTGCGCCACCGCCGCCGCCACCTTCAACGTGTGCGCCGCTTTGTCCGCTACCTCCGCCGCCACCGCCTGCAACAACTAGGTATTCAACACCTGTTAATGTTAAACCAGATGGTACGGTAAATGTACTAGATGAATTAAAGGTATGTATTCTGTAACTACCAGAATTTGAAATAGAACCGCCTGTTGGTAAAGCTAATACTGTAATGTTTTGTGTACCAGAATTAGCACCATCACTATTAGTAACTTTAATACCTACTGTATCACCTCCTGAAACAGCACTATCTAATGCACTTGGTGTTGTAACTGTAGCTGCAGTATCACTTGATGGTGTTACTGTTACTGTTCTATCAGTTGAACTGTGAGTAAAAGTAACTATTAAATTAGCACTTAAAAATCCTGTACCTGCTAAAGTTAAAGTTTTTGATACTCCTTCATAATAACTTCCAGTAACACTACTTAATGTAGGAATAGTTGAAGAAATTTTATACCATGCAGAACCATCAGAATACATTACTGCTGTTTTATCAGTATCATATCTTATTTGACCTGCGTCTGCTGATGGTTGTTCTGCTGTTGAGCCTACTGGTAATCCTAATGAAGTATTGTTTGCTCCTAAGTCTATCGTGTTTCCATTACCATCAAGATTGCCACCTAATTGTGGTGTAGTATCTGCAACTAAATCTGTTGAAACTGTGTCTGGTACGTAGTTTGTACCGTTCCATTTTAAAAATTGTCCTACAGATGCACCAGATGTATCTACATCATTAGCATCATTTATACTAAAATTAGATAATGTAAATGTACCGTATGCTACAATATCAACTTCATCTGTTCCTGATACGCCAATTGCGCTAGCAAATACTATGCTTGTTCCTGAAGTTGTTGTAATATCCCCTTCAGTTAAACGCACGCCGTTTAGGTACACATCTACAAATCCCGCATCATATGCCAAAGTTTTTGAATTATCATCTGCGCCTGTTACAGTTGTTGTGCTAGATGATATGCTGTAGTGAAACCTATTACTTGTTCCGTTTACTGCGGACGCAGCCGTAATCCACCCGCCTGATGAGTAAACTTTCATTACATTAGATGTCGTATCAAAATAAAGATCACCTACATCTAGTGCGCTACCGTCTGGGTCTGCTGTTGGTGCTGAACTACTTGGCCCTAAATATGTATTAGCAAAACTGTTAATAGAAGTTAAATTTGTTGCTGCTGTGTTAACTGAAGCTATGTTGGTTGCTACGCTCGTTATATTACTATTTGCACCTGCTACTGTGTTAATATTAGTAGAATTTGAATTAACTGCATTAATGTTAGTAGAATTTGAATTTACATTTGATACTGCAGTGCTTATTCCCGCTACGCTCGTTACATCGCTAGAAATTCCTGCTACGGTGTTTATGTTGGTTGCATTTGAAACTGCTGAATTTATGTTACTTGCGTTTGAAACTGCTGCATTAATATTGCTTTCGTTTGCAACTGCTGAATTAATATTGTTTTGATTTGTAACTGTTGGTGTAAGTTGTAACCATGTAGTGCTAGCAAGATTGTAAACTTTCATTACATCGTTCGTAGTATCAAAATACAATGCACCATCTGTTAATGCGTCACCGTCATTATCTACTGATGGGTTGCTTGACTTTGCACCAAGGTACGCATCATCAAATAAATCAAATGTTGCTGCTGCTGCACTAGCACTTCCTGCTGCTGCAGTTGCACTTGATGCGGCTGCTGTCTGACTACTTGCGGCTGCAGTTTGACTAGATGCTGCTGCTGTTTCGCTAGAAGCTGCTGCTGTTTCTGATGCGGCTGCTGCAGTTGCGCTGCTTGCAGATGCTGTAGCGCTTGTAGCTGATGCTGTGGCACTTGTAGATGCTGCTGTAGCTGAAGTAGTTGCTGATGCTGCGTCTACTAATAAAGCCCATTTACCAGTATCTGTATTTGTAGTTAATGGTTCTGTACCCGATGAAGTATGCGATACAGTACAAATAAAAATATTATTTGTTGTGGTATCTTTTACAATATCACGTGCAGCATAACTTGTTGTAGCACCCCAGTTTCCTTTAAAAGTACCTAATTCTTGTGTTACAGCAATCTCACCGCTAGAATCAAATGCTAAAATTTTGTTTGCACGCGTTGCTGCATCTACTGTAAATTCTGTAGATGTCATTGTATTTGTACGTGATAATTTTATTGATCGGCCTACTTCTTCATCAATCTCTTGACCAATCATTACTGATCTATCAAATGCACCTTCTACTGTTTCTGCTGTAAATGGGTCATTTTCAACAAGATCAACTGTTTGTGTTTTAGTTGTTGTTCTTCGTATAACTACTGTTTCTGTATTTGTGGGTACATTACCTACTGTAAAAGTTACGTTACCGCCACTAGCTGCGCCTACACCACTAACAGTATAATGTGTAGTAATTGTTTTAACTGTTTCAGTACCGTTAGAAGCCCTTATAATAACTTGAATATCAGCTTGATCTAAAATTTTAAACGAATATGCAAATACCGTTTGGCTTCCATCACCACTATAACTGTTCTTAATTGTTGTAGTTGATATAGTCATTTTTTAACTCCTATCATACCATTATTCTGCTTGAAACAACAGTGGAAAATCCGCAGGATTCTCTTGTGCAAAATTCTGTATGTTTTTAATTATTAGCGCTTTCTTTTTTATATCAGTTTCACCTATTAACATTGATAATATATCTGTACCACCTGTTGATTTACTTAATGCGTCATACAACATAGTGTTGTTTTTAATATAATCGCTACGTTTTGCAATAACTTTAATTTCTTCTGCAGTTAATGGAGTATCATCTTGGCTAATGATCTTTTTCATTGCATCTTTAAATATTAGGCTTTCTCTACTGTTTTGTCTATCTAACAATTTGAAATCTTTAAATATATCCATTTTAACAGGATGCTCACCTACTTTTATAAAAACATTAGCTAGTTGTCCTGCTAGTGGTATTTTTAATATTTCTTCTAATTCATCTACAATTTCTGTTGGGTCATCTGATCTAAGCCTATAAATACTAGACCCTCCATAGGTGTTCCACATATACTTCAATGCTTCTGTTTGTGTCTTAATATTCTGTGCTTTCCATACATCATCATCTAATGCGTACTCACCTCTAAAATTATCTATAGGATTACCACCACTAGCAAATTTTATTGTATCTGCAATTAATGGAATAATAGGGTTTAGACTTGGCATTACATCACTTTCTAATGCTTGCATAAAGTTTTGCAGTCCAATCTCACCATCACCTAATACCATGTCTGCAGTTAAACCAATAAATCCATTCATAACTCTTGCAGATTCGTCTTGTGGTATACGGAAATATATAGGTTTACCTGATTTAGTATAACCTAATGGAATAATAATATAATTTTGTTCATCGTATTTATTTACACCTGCATAGAACGTAGCTAATGCTGTACCAAATAAACCGTATTTCATAGCTTTTTGTATTAATTTAGGTGCTACATTGTAGGCCATAAACTTAGTAGTTACTGATAATGGGTCTTCTCTTAACCTAACATAATCACCTCTAACACCTTCTTTCATAGCATTAGAAAAAATAAGGATATTATTAGTTACTTGATGATATTTAGCTGTACGTAAAAAACTTGGTGACCCTACATCACCTTGTATTTTAAGCATCATTTCTTGCGTAGACATACTAATTTCACCACGCTTAATCATATCTTTTAAATACATTGTGCCTGCAACTTTGTATGATCTTTCTTGAAATTTAGCAAAATCACTAATTGCTTGAAAAAACCTACCCATTGTTTTGTCATACATTGATGAGTATTCTTTAGGTGACATACGTTGTAACATTTTTTCTACAACAAATTGATCAGGCGTTAACGTGCCTTTTTCAAACATTTTAGCTAATGCAGCTTCACCTGCTTTACCCCTATAACCTTCCATTTGTGATATAAGGAAACCTTCACTTTCCATCCAATTAGTTAACTCTGTACCTTTTCTATTACCCATAATAGATTTCCATGTAGGCTTTAAAGATTTAAACCAATATTTAACAACAGAGTGTTTGCCGCCTCCTGCAAAATCAAAATATCTAGCGTTAGGTAAATTTCTTACAGACCTTCCCATATCTCTAAAATTATTTTTAGCCCAGAAATACGGATTGTATTCAGTAAATATTGTTCTAAAAAAGTTATTAGCAGATGCAGCATATGTCATCAATCTTACAAATTCATGTGGATTTCTTTTAAATGTTTGTGCTGCAAATTTATTAACATGGTAATATCGGTATTTACCATTAAGCATAAAAGCTATAGTTTCCATACCTGCAGGTGGTGGTTCTACTTTACCTTTGTCAATATATTTGGCTTTTTCTACAACTACATCTTTCCATGTTCCATATTTTGCAAAACCTTTATTAGCCATTTTTTTTGCATCAAAGGTTTCTATCCAATCTTTGTTTTTTTGCATCCAAAGAATAGAATCGTGAATCATACGATTACGTTTTAATTCAGACATAATTAACATGTCTTTTTGCATTGTAGCTAATAATGGGTCTACTATATCAGCTAGTGTACCTTCAGTAGCTTTGCTAAATGATGCAGATGAAATGTTGTTACCACCTGATCTGTCTAATCTTTCAAGTGCATATTTCAATACATTAAAATTAATGTATGCTTCGTTATTTAAAATTTTATCTAATGTTGCTTTATCAAATGCTTTACTTTCAATAATTAACGGAAATACATATTTTCTACGTAACTCATAAAATTTAGTAGCTGCTTGATCAAGCATTGGATGCTCTTTAGCAAACCATTGATATGCTTCTAGTGGTGTACGCTCACCTACAAACTCGTTTGCAATAGCTTCACCTTCTTTGCCCATAGCTTTAATTTGCGCCCATAAACCCATAGGGTTTGCTTTACCCATACGTTGTTGTGATACCGCAAGGTTTCTTAACAAGAGCATTGTAGATAGCATGCTTGAATTGTAGCCTGCTGCTTCTATTGGTCTAACAACCTGTGCATCAATTGTTTCTGTATATCGTTGCATGCCTGCATGTCTGTACCTGTAATTTTCTTGTCTAGCATTCAGGTTCATAGTTTCTTTGTCCATCCAACGGCTTTGGCCTTCTTTGTTCTTACCCCACATACCATTCTGACCGCCAAAACGTCTGTAAAACCATGACATTGTATCTATGACATCTATTTTAATTGCATCAAACTGATTAGGTTTCCATGCTCTTTCCATGCCGTCATATATTTGTATTTTACTGTCTACAAATTTATTAGATATACGGTTTACCATAGATGAAAAACGTGCATCTGAACCTGCGTTAATCTCATTCTGTACTTTTTCGTACTGGGCTTTTACTTCAGGCCGTTTGTACATATGGTAGTTAAACATTTGCCATGATTTAGGCGCATTTAACATTGTCCATTGTGGGCGTAATAAATAAGCCATCATAAAATCAGCCATTAATTCACGTGGATTATCTCTGTATGCAGTGTATTTAGGGTCTGCTTGTCTGTTAAATGGTTTCCACAATGCAGATAACGCCTGCAATTCTGCAGTTATTTCTTGTCTACTAACTAGCCCTCTATTTCTAATTTCTGTTTCAAATTTACGTTTAAATATTTCAGCAGCTTCTTCAGACATTTTAGCTTCAGCTTCAGTCTTAGGTTTTTTGCCATTTATTCTATCAACTAATGATTTAATGTGTGGGTCAATCATTCCACGCATTGCACTTTTAGTTATAAGTTTTTTAAGTTTGCCATCCATTTTGACAAATGCTTCATAAAACTCTTTGTTAATTTTATTTTTAATGTCAGGCACACGGAATATATCTAGTATTTTTTCAGGTGTGATCTGTAAATCTTCTGTAATTTCTTTGTCTACTTTAGGTTCTTTTTTAGCAGCTTCTACTTCAGCTTCTTTTTTAAGTTTAGCTATTTCTGCTTTACTTAATATTTGTGCGCCATCTGCTTTGCCATCAATCCATTTGTTCATGTAGCCTTTAAGTGCAGCTAGTGAACCTAGAATATTACCTTTGCTCATAGTTTCTGCAGGTAGGTAATCAATTAAATGCCCTATTTCATGGGCTAATGTCATTGTAAAATCTTTAGGGTTTTCTTGTAATGCACGACTAACAACTACTTTTAATTCTTCTTTTGACATTTTTTGTGGAATGCCATCTTTAACTTTTCCAAATTGAAAGTAACCACGCAAACCTGCTTTGTTCATACGCTCTACAATAGGCGTTCTGTTAATTAGCACTTCTACTAATTCAACAAGATCAAAGGTATCTAGGCCTTTAGATTTGTTATATAATTTTTTGTATTGAGCATTAATAGGCATTTCTGGTGGTGGCTCATTAGGTATACCCCAAGTGTCATCACCTTTACTGCTTTCTACACGTTCATCTGTACGGAATTTTGTTTCTGTGTCAGGAAATACACGGTCTTTTTTAGCAATGTGTGTATTGTAATAACTGTTAGCTTGATGATCTAACTGTCCATTAATCTTTTCACCTCTAACGGCTGCTATTATTTGACCTTTGTAAAACTGTAAATCTTTTTCTAGTACAACTAATACATCATCAATAACACCAAACTTTGTGTTACCTGTTTCTATTTTTCCATCTTTTGTAGTGTATTTATATGTTGCTAAACTTTCTACAACACTTCTAGGAAATGCAATGTTTTGACCTTTGTTTGTACGGTAAACAATACTATCTACTTTACGTGTAGATGGCCCATCACGTGTCACGTGAAACACCTCTTGCACCCTACTAATAGCATCTTGCTTTCGTACTACTTTAAAGTTTTCTGCAATAACTGCGCTAGTGTTTTCCATCTTAACACTTGGCTTACTAAGATTTGTTTTAATAGATGCAGCAACTTCAGGCATTGCTTTTAGATTTACAAATACATCTGGTGTACCAATTGTTTCTTTAGATTGTATAACTGTTTCTGTTTTAGATATAAGTCTAATGTCTTCAGCTATTTTTTCTGGTGCTTTACCTAAGTTATCGTTTTTAGCTAATTCAGCTTTTCTTGCAGCAACTTCTACAATGTCAGTATTAAACTCACCTTTAGTTTGTCTTTCACCAAAATTAGTTTCTACTTTTTCAGTTATTTCTATTTTGCCATCTTTAGTAACATTTATAACTTCATTAGTTGCTTCCATTGGCGCACGTACATCTATTTCTTTTACATGTACAATTTCACCGTTATCTAGTTTAACTTCTAAAATAACCTCACCATTAATTTCTTGCCTGTTTAATACAGTAGCCTCACGTGAACCAGACGGTTCTATAGCTACTTTAGTGTTTGGCTCAAATTTAGGTGGTTCTACAAGTTTGATGCCTGCTTCTTTTTCTAAACCTGCAATAAACGCATCGTTTAACTCTGCCAATGCTCTTGGCTCTATAATATCAGGGTCTAATAGATCAGTTTTTACGTCTTCCCTTCTTTGGGACAATGTTTGCATATCACGTGGATGTACGCCATATTTTTTGTACACATGATACAATTTGTTAATACCACCTGCTGCACCGTGTAATCCAAAAATTAATACAGCAGCATGCGCAAAATCTTTTCTAGTAGGTACTTGACCTTCTAATACAGATGATAAGGTAACTAATGTACCAACTTCACCTGCCATTTGTGTTTTACGTCCACCTCCTACTGCTTTAATAGCTTTACCTGTACCATATGTAGCTGCACCAACTGTTGTATATTTACCAAATGTTTTTAGCGATTGAACACGCATAATTTCATCTAACAATTCATCAAAATCATTTACCTCACCATTTAACATTGCACGCATATACACATCACGTACTGTTTCAGGTAATCCAAAAGAAAATCCTAATGCAATAAAAGGTGTTGCGGGCGCTGCTGCACCTCCTGTAGCTGCTGTTAATGCCATTCCTGTGCCTGCACCTGTTACAAACCCTAGACCCATCATGGGCAGATCGGCTGTCAGTGTTATGGCACTTTGTATTATTTCTTGTGGAAAGTTTTGTGCTTGGTGCATAAATATTTGTTCATATGCTGCTTGCGGGTCTACACCATCTTCTGTAACTGCTGTGTGATATGCTTGTATTAGACCCATTGTGGACATTGAATATCCTGCGCCAAATACGTTTTTATCACCTGCACCGCCTGTATATTTAACAAACTTACGGCCTGCCCAACTGTCTTTCATAAATTTAGTAATAGCCCAATCATCTTCATCAGGTGTTAGTATGTCACCACCCCATGTTGCTAATTGTGGTAATTCATACTCATATTTAAGAGTATTCCACGCACCCATGTATTCATCTACACGTGCATTAAAAGCGTCTGTATCCCTATTTACGCCTGTTAGAGCATCCATTTCTAATGTTAATTCATCTAATTCATTTAAAAACATGTCCATTGTTCTGTTTTCAAAATCAAGATTTTTAAATTCATTAGGGTCAGCATTAAATAATCCACCAGACTCTACAAAGTCTTTTATGCCAACATCTACATTTTTCATTTCTTCTTCTATTTCAACGCGTCTAGCATTAATCTCAGCTATACGTGCAGAATTGTCTATAACCTTTGGTGGGTTATAATATTTTGTATATAACTCTGTTAGCGCATCCTTATCACCTCTAGCACCTTTTAATATGTATGCTTGGGCTTCAGGGTTCATCATTAGTTTAGTTAATGCCAATGCACGTTGAGCATCTAAAGATAATTTACCTGCATCTTTATGTGTGTATGCTGCCTCTAATGACTTAGGCATTTTAAAATCAGGGTTTTGTGCTTTAGCTATATTTCCATAGTAATTAAGTAATTCTGTTATTTCTTCTCTACCAATTTGAAATACACCAGTTTTAGTATTTGTTTCGTTTTGTATGTTTCTGTTACTAGACTCCATACCAGATATAAATGATAAGAATTCGTTTATTGTTCCTAAATCATCATCTTCTAAATTTTGTGTGTTTTTTATTGAATTTAAAATAAGCATACTAGCAGGGCCAGTAGTAACTGTAGTGTTAAGTATTGGCAGTTTAGCGTCTTCTTTTGGCCTTCTTATAGATTTATATTTTTTGCCATCAATTGTGACTAAATAATTAGGATTTCTGTTTACTAACTTTTTTTGTCCATCATCTAATTGATCATAATAAATTAAACCTTTTGCTTTCATGTCTGCTTCTCTAGCAGCAATAGCAGCTTGTTCTTCAGCTATTGTGGCAAAAAGTTGTTCGTTGTAGTCAGGTGTTTTACCAAATGCAATTGAGTCAGGTTTTTTAATAACCTGATCTGTCATTGTTAATATATTTGTTGTATCTAGGTTAACAGTGTCACCATTTTTAATAGGTGCTGTGCTTATCTCATTGTTATTTTTATTAACTTCTGTAAAGTTTGTAGCAGTTGAACCATCTTTTTTAGCGTTTTTTTCTGCCCAAGTAGTGCTTACATCGTTTGAGGCAGTTGTATTGTTGCTTTCTGTATTAGCAGCATAAGTATTACTGCTAAGATCACTGTCTACTAACGGTTCTATTGTTGTACGCTCAATACCGTAAAATTTATCTATTTGATTATTAGAAAACCCTGCTTGTATAAGCAATGGACGTTGATCATTAATATGACCAATAATTGATTCATCATCAAATCCTGCTAATTTAAGTTGTGATGCAGTTATGCCAACAGCCATTATTAATTCCCATTAGGCAAGACTATCATACTTTGTGAACTTTCACCGCCTATTACATCGCTTCGTAGGAATGAAGGTTGCCCAGTATTAGAGCCTGCTTGTTTAATATTCCATGTTTGTAATCTTAGTAAATACGTATTAATATCTTCATTTTCACCTCTAGGCGGCACTATTGTATTATTTTGTGAACCTCTAGCTACACCGTTACTATTTACATAATTTGCCCATCCTACAGGGTCTATTCTGTAATTACCCATTTTGTCATCTTCAAATATATATGCACCTGTACCTTGTGCTTTTTGTTCATAGTTTTTAATTTTATCTGCTTTTACTTGATCTTTGTAAACTTGCGCAAGATCATTAATTAAGTAATCAGGGCTGTTTGGGTTCATAAGCATATTGAACATAGATATGCCTTTTTTCTCACCTTCAGCAATTAAACGTGTTAAATTATTAACAGCCGTATATGCTGTCATATCCATATTAGAACCTATAATATTAGATATTTGTGCAGCTACATTTTCACCACTAAGATTTTGCATACTATCTAATTGACTTAAAATATCAGGTGGCGCACCTGCTTCTTTCATAACAACTCTAACTGCATTTTTATACATAAGAATTTTGTTTGAATTTGCATCTTTTTGGAATTTTTCAACTTGTGAAATAAGTGCTGTAGCACGTTCAGGTTTTAATCTACCGTTTGCAGCAGCCGCTATTATTACATCTTTTTCTTCCTCTGTATCAATAGCTTTACTTAAAACCATAGCTGTAAGAATACCATCTGTTTTTATACCATCTGGCGTATCCCAATATTTAGTTGCAGTATTAAGTGAAGATAGTGCAGTGCTATATGCAGATGCTAATGTTTTCTTTGTTGTGCCTTCTAATGTCGTATTAGCTTCTAAATCTGATAAAAATGTAGAATCTTGTTTACCTTGATAAATGCCTATTAATCTATTGTTAAAAGCATTGTTATCTGCTTTTTGATTTACAGTAATTTGGTTTGTATCAAATGTATCTTGTTCATTAGATTTTACTCTAGCATCTTTAATAAATGCTGCTCTAGCAGGGTCATCTACAGTAAGTGGTTTACCATCTACATCAAACATTTCTACAGTTGGGTCTGCAGCCTTTTCAGCTACTTTAGACCAGTCTGTAGTTGTGACACCGTTTGGATTTTTATAGACAGGAATTTTACTATTTTCACCTGATTGTAACAACATCATTTGATTGTTAACTTTACCTAATAAAGCATCATAACCAGTGTCTAATGTTCCTTGATCAAAAGTAGCAAGACCTTTGTAGGGAGTATATTTTGTGTTAACCCAATCTTCCCAGTTACCTGTAAGTTGTGCTACTGATGTAGACCTATCTATTGATAATTCTGTTTGATTATAATTAGTATTGTATGCTGTTATAGATTGGGCATTTCTAGTTTTACTAATATGTCCTTGAACATTAATCTTACCCTCCATAAATACTTTGTTATGGTGAGGTTCGTACCTGCTCCATGCGTATTCATCAAATACACCATCTGTTGTAAATTTATCTTTTTTTATTTTTGCAGTATGTGCTTTCCAATCTTTTTCATATTCAGGTAAAAACTTTTTGTAATCTTTACGTGTTTCTAAACCAAAGTTAAAATCGTTGGCTCTCATCATACTATCGCCTTCAGCAGACGTAGCTAAATCTAAAATCTCTTGATCACGTTGTCTTGCAACATGTTCTACTTTTTGCGTTGCAAATGTTGATACAGCATCTAACATGCTTTGGCCTAGATTAACCATGCCTTGTGCGCTGCCTACACCTGTAGTAAGCGTTCTACCGCTTTGTATTGGTGCGCTGCCTACATTGCCTGTATATCTAGGTATCTTCATTATACTTTAGTCCCATATTTTGCAGCATTATCCATATTTGCTTTATATGAGCCTGCACTTGCTGCTGTATTAAACAATGATTGCCCTATAGCAAAATTAGCATTAGCTATTTCACCTGCTAGCGCAGAATCACCTGCTTGTGTTTTAGCCCATAATCCTTTTTCTAAATACCACATATCTGTTTCAAATTCTTCTATATCTGCGTTTGCAACAATTAAACTACTACCTGTAAACATTTGTGCGCCTGATGCTCCGCCTACAGCACGTGCTAAACTCATACGTTTTTTTTCATCTGTTAAACGTTTTTGTTTTTCGTAATTAAAATTTAATTCATTTTCATATTTATTCCACGCAGCATTAGCTTTTAAATTTTTCTTCTGCTGTTGGATACCCATAACCGTAACTGCGGTTGAAGCAACCATTGCAGGAATTACCCACCATGCCATTTTAGTATCCTCCTCTAATCACTTGTCACCAACGTTCCAGTTATACCAAGAACCGTCATTGGTAAGGGTTGTGTTTGTTCAATTGTAATTTTACCTTCTCTATCCCATCCAGTATTTGTTACACGTTTATCACCTGTAAATGGGGGTATGTTTTGCCCAACGGGTGTAGAAGATGATCTAAACGGTACTTGATCATCGTTAATTGTTACACCTACTGTTTCAAATAATCTTACTGCCACTTCATTCCACCTTTTAGGCCTGTTTTGCGCTGACCCTGCTTGTGCGCCTGCCTCAATACGCATAGTAGTCATTTTGCTAACATATCCTAGGCCTATTTCTACGTTTTGAAATCCTGAAGTAGATGGCAACGTTACTGTAATTTGACCATTAGTAACTGTTTGATCTGGGTATACAGCATCACCTACTAACACTTGTACTGTTTGACCTTCTAAATGATCTAAGTTTGTTAGTGTACCTGATGTTCCGTTTACTAATCCGTTTAATGTAGAGTCCATATTTAGCGTTGGGTCTAAGTATTCAACATATTGTTTTTTTGTGCCGTTAATTGTTCTTTCAACAACAGTCCAAACTTCCGTTGTATCACCTACTGGAAATGACGCAATAGATTTAACTTTTGCATGATTTTTAATAATATGTGTTCCTGAACCTGTGCCTATTTGATGTACGGTTCTATCTACAGCTTGTTTATATGTTCTAGCTAATTCTATTGTGTTAGCGTCTATTTTTATAACATAGTACGTTGTACCATTTATTAGACCGCCAATGTCTGCATTCCCATTATTGTCATATATAATTGGGTCGCCTGTTACATAACCATGGGCTGAAATAGTAAAATACCCATTTTGGTCAGAGTCAGATGTATAAGCTACTAATGCTGAAGATGTATCAATACTATGTTGTATGTAACCGCCAAGTATATGTCTATGCCATGCAATAACATCTTCTTCACGTTTATATGTCATACCTAATAACATACCATCATCACGCACAGCCCAATAAATACTTTCAGGTTCTTGCGCATATGTAACATCTTTAATGCCTGTGCCAGTAATATGTTCTGCTAATAAACACATATCTGGTGCTGAATACGCATCATCTTCAAATTGATACGCAAATTCTCTTATTTTTTTTCTTTCTTTTTGTACAAACAAAATAACGTTACCTACTTGTATTGGTTCTGTTGTCCATCCACCGTAAGTAGTTTGTTGTGTAATTGTTACATTGTCTGGTTTTAAAGGTTCACCTGTTGGTCTACCTACTTTAAATTCACCGCCTGCTGTACCTACAACAAGATCACGGGCAGGTGCTAACCATCTAATTACGTTTACTCTGTTTGCTGCAATTGTATAAATAAAAGCATCTGCAGCATCACCACTGCCTACATCAAAATTTGTATATAAACCTGATTGTGATGCCCATATAGTTTGTGGATATGCAGTTGAACCACCAAATACTAAACGTTGTTCATAAAAAGATACTGTACGCGGATACCCGTTGCTTCCACTCCAAGCTGCTGTTGTGCCATCATCTAAAAATGGGCCATTTGTAAATGTTTCATTACCAATAGACCATGATGAATGCCCTGTTCTTGTTAATTTTTGTGGTGATATTGTTTCATGCACAATGTACATAATATCTGCAGATTGTGTGTATTGTATTTCATACAACATACTTTCGGTGATGCTAGTAGAAATCTCATAAATTTTGTTCGCATCACCACCGCTAGTATACGTTGTATAAGCAGTGCTGTTTATATTATTTCCATCCAAGTCTTGTAGTTCAAACGTGTTAGTAGTTTTATTAGCTACTTTATAACGTTTGCCGTTTATTTCTGTCATACCTCCAACAAGTGTTATTATAACTTCATTGCCATTAGAATAACCATGGCTAGATGCTGTAACTACTGCAGGATTTGCTTTTGTTATACCTGTTATTGTTTTGTCATTTTCTGTAATAATACCGTTATCTTTGTAAAAACGTATGTATTGATCACCAAATTCAAGGCAATAGCTTTGTTCTACGTTAAATTCAAAAGGTATTAATCTTACTGTTTTTGTGCTGTCTTTTACAGGCCCAACAAATCTAGTGCCATATCTACGTGCTGCACCTCCCTGCGGAAATACAGTCATATTTTGTAACAACTCTAATCCGTTAGCATATTTTTTAAAATCAATTTGCCCTGCTAACTTTGGTGTAAGTTCGCCTGCTGTAAAATTTGATTGAAAAGGGTGTACTCTCGCCATTATTTTCTAAAGTCCGTAAATGTGTTAGATACAAGGTCATCAATAAATCCTTCTTGACCATCAACACTACGGGCTTCAGATAGTTTGGCTTGATACATTTTTTCCATCTGAGCCTGTAGTTGCGCGCTTCCTGTTATTGCATACGCTAAATCTACAGCCAACTTAGATGTTAAGGTTTCTACAAACATAGCATCAAATAACGTTGGGTCAGTAACACGGGCAATATACAAAATCTTTGCCGTGCTTTCATCTGTAAGCAAGACCCTGCCACTTGTTGCATCATTTTCTATTTTAAATATATAATCGGGGTGTTCCATTTCCAACACACGTAAACAATATGGGTCTGTTGGTAATGCGTACATATGATTGTAACCATATGCAGGAGCAGAAGATAGCCTAGCTAAACTTGCTCTAGTTATTGCAAAATTAAATGGATGCGCACGCAATACATGATCACGGGCATCTGTAAAAAAGGCATTACACAAACGCGCTCTTTCAGTATCATCTGTAAGACTTGTAATAGGTGCATCACCTAACCGTCTTAAAGCGTTACTACATATAGATACGTCTGTTGCCATTCAAATTCCTTTATATAAAAGAACGGGGGGTTTTATCCCCCCATCCTAATTATTACTTAGTCAGTTACATACTGCATCGTAAGTACAATAGTACCCGTTGCAGCCGCGCCTGCTAAAGTTATTGCCACAGGCAAACCATCTGCATTAGCGTCAACTTCAGTTCCGTGACCTAAAGCAATAGTTGCACAAATGTCAGATTTACCTGCTGATGCAGATGAAGCTGCCGCTTTGTACGCTGCTGCTGAAGCTGAAACTGCTGTTCCTGCTGCATTAGTATGCGCTGCGTAGCCTACAGCTAGAGTAGTAGATGAACCTAGTGCATCATGTGCAATAGAACCACTTACAATTCTCGCGCCGTTTGGCAGATTAAACATTTCAACAACATCACCAATTGAAAGTGCAGACGCTTCATAAGTAGCGTAAGCAATTCTAACTCGTCCTGCTAGTTCATTTGTTTTAATCTTATCAGTTGGGTTATTTTGACTCCAACTGGTCTTCTGTGCTGAGTATACAGTAGCCATGTTTTAACCCTCCCTTATTCGTTGCAAGCAATTTCTACTACTTTTTCGTCTTCTACTCTCGTAGCGCCGATTGTCATAGATAGAAATACCTGTGTTGCGTAATTCTTGTCTGCTCGTTCAGATATTCTTGTAGAAACATCAGAACCTACAGCAAGCCCAATACCAGACTGGCAAAAAGCCAACACTTGTCTGTCAGAGTTAGAATCAAGCCCTAGTCTTTCAGTTCTTAGGAATTTAAATCCTAAGTACGTATCAATTTGGCCTTGTACTAACGCCTTAATACTTGCGTAATCTGAAGAAGTAACTTTTTCAAGATTTAACAAGTTAGACATTTGTTTGCTAGTTACGATCATATACCTTGCTTCATCTGGGTCAACATCGTTAGCATCAAGTTTTTCTTTAGCTTCGATTAGTTTATCCAGAGTTAGCCCTGCAGAACCGTGAACGATTTTTTGAGTTGATGGTAATGCAACTGAAGTGCCGCCTGATACACCACCGTATGATGTACCTGTTGCAGCAGCAATAATTGAATCATCCATTGCTCTACCCATCGCCCAAGCGCCTGCCATAGCATATTCTGATTGAGGGGAAATAAGCATTCTTACCTTATCTTCCTGATCAATCAAGTCCGCCCAGTCGTAGTCGTCCATAGTAACTTTCCGTCTACTATGGGGTGTGTCCATTCTAGGTGTGTCAGAGTGTCGCGATGTACGCTTCTCTGCAGCAACAGACCCTATTCGCTCAAAGAAGTGCGATTTTCCTGTAACCGTTTCCGATCTAACCGCATCCCTTAAACGTGAGCCTTTTTGCTGTGCCAAATGGAACACGTTACTTTTGTATTGTTCTACAAAAGCCGTAGTTATTTGCACTGACATAGTGTGCCTCCTTTAGTTTAAGTTTAACATTAATCGGTTTTTATCCTTTTCAGGGAAACCTTACAGTAAACGCACTGTCAAACGGATTTTACGGTATCACACCGAACAACTTAGGTTATCCTACGGGCCTATGTGTTGTATTCGTTTTAATATACCATATAACTTACTAATTACCATGCACTTTTTCCATTAGCTGTCGCATACGCTCTACAGCTACTTTGTGTTCAGGATTTTTCTGATCAAAGTATGCGTGGGTAGGGTTGTTATATACGCTATTAATTTCATCTTGCGCGTCTAATCTATTGGCAGCTAAAGTATTATTCTGAGTATTTTGCGTCATATCTTCAGTTACTTCAGCACCTAAACGTGCAAACAATTTAACTACTGCAGGGTGGTTACCTGCGGATGTATTCATTAAATCCATAATTTCTTGATCACCATAAACTTGTAAAGCGCGTTGTGCAGCTTTCATGTTTTTACTGTAATCAAGACCCCAATCCTGTTTCAATGCTGTTTCCGTTTCTTCTTTTTGTGCAGAAAGCATTGCAGGTTCGTTTTCTAATTGGTGTTGAATAGCACCAGTTTGATAATTAATCAAAGCATCTACTTGTGATTGATTTAAACCTATTTTATGTGCAACATTCTTAAATTCATTAAGTTGTGGCTCACCAAAATATTCTGCCATATCATCAGGTACTTTTGTTTCATAAGCTGCAGGCTCATCTGGTCTACCCAGTTTACCGTACAATTCATTAAAACCTTCCTCATCTTTAGGGATAGGAATACGATTACCCATTTGTTTTTGTTGATGTACTACAGTTTTGGCAAGACTTTCAATATCTTTAAAGTTTGACAAAGTTGGGTCATTTTTTAAGTCGTCAGGTAGGGTTGATTTCCAATCTAGGTTATCGCCCACTCCTTCAGACCCAAGTACCGTAGTATCTTGAGTTACCTGTTCTTCGGTGGTAACGGCCTCTGCGTTATCTGACATATTTATTCTTTCCTCTCTTTGGTCATTGATTTAATGCGTAGAAAAAGGCTACGCTGTCCTTCCTTAAATGCAGTTTCATATGGGTCTTTAGAAAAACTAATTTTATTACCATACGCTGCTTCTAAGTCTTTTAGCACTTCTTCACCCGCAGGTGATGTAAAACACTGTTTATAATTATTTACAAGTTCAGTGTGTTCTTGGTGCAATTCTTCTAATTGACTAATATTGTTTTTTGACATTATGCCTTTGTTCCAATTTTAGGAAACCCCTTTTTCATGTTGTCATAATTTTTGGCAGTAATAGTGCTATTTTTTTTACTTCTACTTGTGCCTGATTTTTTTCTTTTATTAATATTATAATATAAACCTTTTTTTGCCATTACATTAATTCCTGTTCTGCTTGTGCAGTAGCTTCAGACATAACATCTTGTACATCTGGGTCTGCAACAGCTTTAGCTGCTTCTGCCTGCATTTTGCCTGTTTGCGCTTGTTGTTGTTGTGCCATTAACATTTGTTGTTCCATAGCTGCTTGTTGTTGCGCTTCACGTTTTTCTGCAACATCATCCCTAGATATAAGAATAGATTTAGGTACACCAAGCAATGTAGCCCTCATTCTTATAGCTTCATCATGGTTTATATTGTCCATAATAGATGGGTCTATTTGTGCAACGTTAGCTGCTAGTTGATATAATTTATCAATAGCTTGTGCTTCTTCCATACGTTGTGAACGTGCCAATGGCCCTACGTATTCAATATCCATCTTGGCTTCTTGTATAGAGTCAGGTGGCGGGAGCAACGCACCTGCTCTAAACATAATACCAAAGACACGTTCAATTAGTGGGTTAAGAAATTCACTTTGGAATCTTCCTAACGTTGGCCCAAGAAGTCTTTGCATAAGTTCATATCTAACTTGAACCTCTGTTGCAGTCATTTGCGGCCCGTCCTGCAACTGTAATTGATCTGAATAGTACGCTTGTCTAATTGCAGTTCTTAACTGCCCTTCTTTCATATCTGTAATTTGCCAGTTACTACCAGTTTGTAATGGTTTAATTGCACCATCATTTCTGATTACTGTAATGCCTGCAGGTGTAGTTCTTACTCTGCCAATGACACCATCATCCTGTACCAAAAGAGGGGGGTCAATTGCTTTTGCCCATGCTTTTAATCCAATTTCTACAGCTTTGTTTAATGTTTTAATATCAGGTAGCGCGTTGTAACTTGGTGATCTTCCGTAAATTTCACCTGTTGCTTTAGCCCATCTAGGTACTAAATATGGAAACTCGTTATATCCACCTGTACGTACTTTCATTTTATCTTCTATACAAACATGACAACTATGTATTGGTAGCTTAGTTGCTGTTTTACCAGTAGCACGTTCGTAATCTGCAGTAGGTTCTACTGCGTGTATAAATGTAAATTCTTTTTCAGGTTTTTGTTTTGCTGCTTCTAATACTTTTTCACCAAGATTTTCTTCACCAAATTCTTGTAGTGCTTGTCGCGCAGACATTTTATATTTTCTGTAAACTGTATCAATAAATCCATTATTATTTTCTTGCACATAAAATTCATTAATGTGTAATGTCCTAAAATGTATTCCACTATCGTTAAATCCATCTTTGTGTTCTTCTACAAATAAACATCCAGTACCAATAGATGTTAAATCTAAATACATTTCATGTACTTCAGTATTAAAATTTGCATCATTAAATGCGTCATACATACGTCTAGCAGTATCTTCTAACCACATTTGCGTATCGTGATCTTCATTAATAATTTTATCGCGTAATTTAATTGAGAACCAAGGAAGTGATGGGGAAGTAAGTGTTCCTTGTAAACTTGCTGACAACAATGTGTTTGCTGTAACTGCTGTACTGTCAAATAAAACTTCAGTACGTTTTGTACCTTTTGATCTTACAGTAGTAATGTCTGCCTTACGCGGCATAACATAATCAAGAATTTCTTGCCAATGGTCTTCCCATGTGCCTCTATTAGACTCCATAGTAACAAGACGTTTCTTTACATAATCAAAAGCTGTTAATTGTTCCATTATGTTAAAGTTCCCCCCAACATTGTTTTCTTAGTTTCGGCTTCTTCGTCAACTCCCATTCCTGAAGTCAAAATAGTTGCACCTGCTCCTTTTTTCTTAACAGCAAGCATTTTTGCTTTTTCGTCTGCTACAGCCGCTTCTTTTTCTGCAGTTCTATCTGTAACAGATGTATCTACAGGTGGCGGCATTGCAGGTGATGATTTCATACCCATGTGCATTCCTCCTTTAACATTCCGTAGAGGGCTGCATCAATCCATTTACCATCTACTTTCATAGACTTGCGAACAATACCTTCTTTAACAAACCCTACTCCCGCAAGTAATCTTTCGTTTCTTTTATAGCCATTAACACACATAGCTGTCATTCTACTACATTTACACTGATTAAACGCATAATCAAACATTAATCTTATGTTTTCTTTATTGCACACTTTAGGGTCATCTAACGCTAAATGCACAAATATGTTGTGACCATCGTAATCTGAAAAAAGTAAACAACCTAATATTTCATCTGTATTTTCTTTTACAAACGCAATATGTCTATCGCTTTCTTCCATTCCACGCAGTATATGCGCTTTAGGTGCAAGCCAATCGTACGCGCGTTGTTTTATATCTGTATCCGCACGAACCATTACCATTAAGCAGTTCCGTAACTTGTCTTTTTCTTTTTGCCTGCAGAAGATGTGCCACCTAAAACTGTTTTAGATGTGTTTGCTTCTTCTTCTACACCGCCTGTGCTAGTCATTACAGTGCTATCGCCACCATAACCAGAACCTAAAGATGCTTTTTTACCATCTGCTGTTTTTGCTAATGCAGCTTTTGATGTTGCAGGTTCAGGTGTTTTTGCTGCTGTCTGCGCAGGCGCAGGTGCAGGAGGTGGTGGTGCTTTAGGTGTAATACCTAATGCTTTTGAGATTACTCTAACTACTCCGCCCATATTATGTCCTTCCTTTTTAGTTATGCAAATACATTAAAACTACTGTCTGAATATAATTGCGTTGGTTCATAATTTTTAACCCTAGCTTTTCTGACAGACATAACAGCGTAACGTGTTGCTGAAATGACATCATCATGCTTAAATACGATTTTACCATCCTTACGATGATACATCCGTAATTCTTCTAGTAACTTACTCTGATTATTAAATATTTTCAATCTATTAGTCATAAACCTTGTATACATTTCTTGAACACCTGCTTCTACCGATATTCCGCCCGTACCTTCTTTTTGTCCTGCTTGCGGTGAATTAGTAAAATGTTCACGTGTCATACTTACACCTTCATTACGATATTGCTCTGTTAAACTTTTACCAGAACCTTTATCTGCTTGTCTTCCATCCATAGGCCAAATAACAGGTATCCAATTACCACGCCCTTTTATTGCACTTGCATGTATAGGCACAGCTTCTTGTGACATTGCATATGTATCGTAAATATAAATAATATCTGAATCTCTATCCCATGCAGCCCATGATGCTGCTGTCGGGTGATCCCAACCAAAATCAAGACCACAAATCCTAGGCCAAAACTCAGGTATGTTTATTGGGTCACACACCATATCTGCTTCTGCAATTGGAAATACAAGGCCTGAACCTAATTGTGGTATACCTTGCTCACGCATTTTTCTTTCATGTGGTGGTAGCGCAGCTAATATTTGCTGACGCACCTCGGCAGTCATGTGTGGTGCGTCATCCCACCCTGCCTGTATAAGAGCCTGCCCGTCCCGTAAGTCGTTAACAAACTGCGCTACAGTTTCAGTCATACCGTTTTCTGGTGTAAATGTCATGTAAACAATACCACCCTTATCTGCAGTTCTAGTTAACGCTTGAGTATAAATAGATGATGGTGGTTCTTCGTCTAGCCATACTACATCTACAGTTTCACCCATCCATTTTTCTTTGCCCATTTCATAGGCTTTAAATGCTAATCGTGACCATCCTCCTGACACATGTTTAATAACAAGACTATTCATTGCATTAGGCACGCCTGCTTTACGTACCGTTTCGCCAATTAATTTTAGCGGTATAGACCCTGTACCCCTAGCACTGGGGTCGTCTGGCTGCCCAACCAGTTCCTTCTGGCATATGTCACGCGTTGTTTCGTTAGACGCTCCACCTGCCCACGCCCTAATGGGTCTAGGAAACTTTTTACCTTGCCACCATTCAGGATACAACCCTGTTAAATGATAAGCCATTTCCATTGCACCAGAAAAAGATTTACCTATACGGTTACCCGCCATAAGTAGTCTTTGTTGTGCTGTAGTATTATGAAATTTTTTTTGATAATCGTACGGTTTGTACCTAGCCATCGTATTTGTGGCTTTTCTGTGTTCTAATTCTTTGGCGATCTCTACTGCCCTTGCTAATGCGTTTGCTGTCATAGTTTATACAAATCATCGCTGTGTACCATTATCCAAAACCCTTTACGGTTTTTTTCACATAATGCAATAACTGGTGTTTTGTTTTCTGTATCAGCTATTTTTTTAGTTTCATCCCATAACGTTATTGCTGTGTGTTTGGCACGTAGTTTACATTCAATAAATAGGCTTTCATGTATAACATCTGCACGGGTTATCTTACCGTTGCCACCTGATAATGGTGTACGAACCCCCCCAAAAAATTTGGCCACGTTTCGTTCTCGTTGTTTCCATGCTTTATCGCCCATATTAGCATCATACACACAACATTAACTTAACGCAACTCTCATGTGATAGCTGTTAACTTAGGTTAATATCTAAATATGCCCTACACTGTGCGGATGAAAGCATTGTATATAACAAGCGGAGGCACTTTGGGGGGTGGGGGGTGCGTTTGGGCGGGCGCGCTGTGGTAAATGTGTTTCCCCCTGTGTGTATATGTGACATGCGAAGGCTTTTGCTAGGCGTACCTTTACAAGACCGCAGGGATGTGAGGCCGTAG